GGTCCATTGCGACGCCGCGCGCATGGTTGCTGGTTTGTCCTGGCTTGCCTCGAATGTCCCTGATGACCCAGGTGCCGTTGTTCCACAGTGCCAGTTGGCTGTGTATGCCGGCCAGTTCGGCCCAACGTTCGGTGCCTGGCAGTTTGTGTTTGACGACAGGGTACGTCGGTACGACGTAGGGCGTCATTCTGGTTGTTTGTCTTTGCTAACGAACAGGCAGGCGGTGTTTTTGTTGCCGATGAGCGTTGACAGGTACGCCATGACGCCGGATACGACAGGTATGGCCAGCGCGATTAATTGCATATCCCAGCCGCGTCGGTAGCCAATGTAAGTGACCAGTGCGATGACGGCGCCTTTTAGTGTTTGGTCGGCTGTCTGAAGTTGCGCGTTCTTGTTCACGGTGCGGGTGGGTATGGATTGTCGGCTTTGACTTTTGCGACTGCTTGGCGCCAGGCCGCTTCGGTGCCGTCGCCGCGTTGCCACTCAAAAAACAGGCCATCGGACTGTTGTTCGTATGCGACACGGCGCGCATTTGCCACCAATTCGCATTGATTATCGTAGTCGACTTGGGGCCATTGGGCATCAAGTTCGGCTTGCGTGGGCTTGGGTGTGTTTGAATACCACTCAAGCGTTGCGTAATCGTTGTTGTTCAGCGACCATTGGTCGTTCGGATAATTTGCGGATAGTACTGCGCTGTAATCGGTCATGCTGAAACCTCGAACACGGTGATTGAACTGATGCCGCGCGCGCTGGTTGCTGCGTCGGTGTCGGTTTGTGCGCGGTTGACGTACAACGTTCCGGCGGCGCTGTTGCGTGCCTGTATTTTGTACGTCGTTGCGCTGGTTGTTGCCGGACTGTCTAAAAACACCACTACGCGGTTAACCATTGACGCCGCACTAGCCACGTTGATTGTGCCTGATACCGGCGTGCGGCTGCCTGCCGCATCACCAACGGCAATGGCGGTGCTTCCACGCACCACCTGAAAAAAGAAGTTCGCCAAGCCCACGTCGTTACAACCTGAAAATTCAACGTAGACCAGCACTTTGCTTGACGTGTCGCTTGGCGTTATCGACACGCTTAGGCCGGTGACGTCGACAAAAGATGTTGAAGTGCTGGTAAAGGTATCGGTCTTGGCGGTGCTGACGATTTGCAGCACACGGAACGCGCCACGCAGGTTGTTCATTTGGGCTGCGGTTAGGACCTGACCGGTGGTAAACGTTGCGGGCAGCGTGGTGGGTGTTGCCATACGTCTTATCCTAGAACATTGTCGCCGTCAAGCGTGCCATAAATGGCGTCGTCCAACAGCAGGTTGTAGACGATGGTGGTTTGGCTGGTGTAGTAGCGGACGGTGTGGCCGCGCCTGAAGTCAATGGTGGCGTCGATGCCTTCGATGGCTGATTCTTGGATTTTGTTGCCGCCGGTGCCTGGTATGGCAGCCTCGATTTCTATTGTGTCGCCGATGTCAAGTGTGGTCAGTGTGTTGCGTTGCGCTGTTGTGCAGCTGGGGAACGCGGTTTGGATACTGGTGAACACTGGCGCGGGGAACGGCACCAGCAGCCAATCGGCGAATGCGCTGATTTCTGCTGTTTCGTGCAGCAGGCTGTTGTCAACCGTGAATGTGCGATAACCGTAGTCGGCGATGCTGGCCGCGTTGGTTGCGGTGGCAGTGTCGCCGTCTAGGGCCGTGACGACGGCGCGGTTGACGACGTCGCTGCCATCAAAGTCAATGGTTAGGTCGTTGTACGGTGTCTCGACGCCGTCGTTGCTGAACGTTGCGGCGGGTGCCGACACGGTATTGCCGATGCGGTCGGTGGCGGTGAACACGCCGTCGCGTGACATGAACAGGCGGCCGCCTTCGGCGGTTTGTTCTATCTGCTGGGCGTATGCCAGGGCAACGGTGCCGGCGGGGACGGTGTAGCCGCTGGCGTGGCCCAGGTTGACGGTGCCTGCCGATATGTTGCGCTCAACAGGGTCAAACAGGTCGACTTCGGGCAGGTCCAACAGTGATTCAAGTCGTTGGCCTGATGTTTCGGCGACGACGTTCCAAACGTCAAGTTTGGCTTGTGCTAGCAGGTAAAAGTCGTCGGCGCATTGAATGGCGACGGTGTCGTTGCCTGCCAACTGGTATTTGTAGTCGTAGGTGACAATAATGCCGATGAACAGGTATTCGGGTGTGCCTAATACGTCGCGTGACAAGCGGACGCGGCGTCCAGGTTCCAGGCCGAAATAGTCGTCTTGTGTGTCGTAGTAGGGGCTGCCGTCGTCAAGCGGGTTCAGGATTCCGCCAGCCAACTGGTCGTCAACGATGACGGTCATGATGCCTGCACCGAACTGGTCAACCGTGCGGTTGCGGCCGCGCCGATAGGTAATTTGTTTGACGTACTGGCTCAGGTCGACGTAACTGGTCGTCGGTCCCAGTTTGTAGGTCGTGTTGCCCAGGACGCCTTTGGTTGCGTCGTCCAGGCGGAATGAACCGTAGTCAAATCCGCTGTCAACCTCAAATGTGTAGGTGCCTGAATCTACGACCGTTGCCGGCATGGTTTATTCAATGACCAGTTGTAGTGGGCCGCTGCGTCGGTTGTAGTCGCGTAGCGCGTCGACGATGGTGTCGCCCAGGTTGGCTGGTGCGGTCACGGTGTTGACAACGACGCTTGTGGTTGATGGTATGACCGGTGCGCCCATGCTTGGTGCCGCTGCGACGGGTTGCGCTAGGCGTGACATGGCGTCGTCGAATCCGGCGCCGATGCCTTTGATGTCGGCGGGTTTGAGTCCCGCGCGCGCCAGTTTGGCGTTGGCTTTGGCGATGGCTTCTTCAACGCCGCGCAAGTATGCTTCGCCGTTGGCGATGCCTGCTTGGTAGAACTTTTCGGCGGCACGCTGGCCGATGGCGTGGGCGATGGCGGCGGTTTCTTCGACAAGTTTGTTGGCACGCAGTATGTTTTCGCTGGATTCCAGCAGTTGTTTGGCAATGAACGTGCCGGCTTCTTGTCCTGCGTCGATGACCTGTTGCAGGGCTTCGCGTGACAGGCCGGCTGCCAGCAGTCGGTCGACCAGGTTGCCGAACTCTTTGGCTTTGGCTGCCTGTTCTTCGAGCGCGTCAAAGAACGTGACGCCGCCGCGTTCGGCCGACGTGCGTGCAGCGTCACCGAAATCTACGACGCCGCCGATGGCGCCTGCGACGTTTTGTTTGAAGTCGTTGAATGCGTCTTGTGCTTCACGCAGTTTGTCTTTGGCGTCATCAAGCGCGGCGGCCATGCGGTCGCGTAGCGCGTCGGCGGCTTTGCGTGCAGCTTCACTTACTTTGTCGATGGCGCCGCCTGTGGTTTCAAGGGTCGGCGTCACGGTTTTGCCCAGGGCTGCGATGCGTTCCAGTTGGTCGGCGGTCATGCCTGACGTGCGTGCGGTGTTGCCTGTGGCGTTGTTGTATGCCTCTAGGGTCGGCATATTGGCGGCCAGGCTGGCGAAGTAGGCGTCGGATTCTTCGCGCAACTGTCGTACCTGGTAGGCGGCTGCCGCCGCGCCCAACACTTTGGCAAAGTCAAATGCGGCGCCTTTGATGCCGCTTGATAAACCTTTGATTGCTGTTTGTATCGCTGCGAATGTTTCATAGGCGATGATTAGGTTGTAGACCATCGTCAACACTGAATTGGTGATTTTGCCCATCGTCTGCACCAACGTCTGGCCGAATGGTCCGGCGGCGGCGATGCCGTCTTCAAGTGCGCCGCGTAGACCTCGACCAGCGCCCAACGATTTGATGAACTGTTCAACGGCCGGCACGACAGCCTTCAGGACGAAGTCGGCGAACCGTGTCAGGTAGGGCAGCACTGCGTAGCCGATGCGTTCCACGATTTCGTCGTAGGCGATGCGTAACCGTTGCAGCATTCCTTCGAATGTTTCGGCCTTTGTTTTGGCGGCGCCGCCGAACAGATTGGCCAGTATTTGTGTGACGCGCTCAAAGTCTTTGGTTTTGTCGCCGGTTGATTCAAACTCGATGCCCAACTGTTTCAGGCCTTTGTAGTTGCCCATCATGGCGCCAATCAGAATTTGCTGGACTTCGGATAGTCCCAATCCGCTGCCTGCTGACACGTCGAGCGCCAGCGTCAACAGTTCTTGTGCCTGGGTGATGTTGCCTGTGGCGCGCGCCAGGTTCGCTAGGGCCGGCCTCAATTCGTCGTCGGCGACACCTGTCTGGCGTTGCAGCCGGTCCACCAGTTTGTCGGCAACTTCAATTTGGTATTCGCTGGCCCCTGTCGCCTTTTCAAGTGCTTCGGCCAACAGTTTTTGTGCGGTTTCGTCGGCCGACGCGGCTTTGGCTGCATCAAACAGTTGTTTGGCCAATACGGCGGTACTGGCGGTCAGTGCAGCTGTGGCCGGTAGCAGCAGGCGTCGCGTCAGGAACCTGGCGCGGTCGATGTTGCTGTTCAGCGATTTGAACTCTTTGATGGCACGTTGTATGCCTTTGCCGTTGAACTGTGTGACGAATGGAATCGTTACGGCCATGAGACAACCTTACCCTGCACGTTGGCTGAAGATGGCTTTGCGGTTGACTTGCGCCATCACACGTTCGACAAGTTGCCGCATTTCTTTGTCGACTTCGTCGCGGCTCTTGTCGTATGCGCGCCATATGATGCGCCCTGGTCGACCATATCGTTCGTTCAACGCTTGAATCATTTGTTTGCCTTGCGGTGTCTTGCCGCCCGACGCGCGGCCAGCCAATTCAAATACCTGGTTGGCTGCACCCAGCCACGACAGGGTGAACACGGCCAGGTTGCGTGTCGCACCGGCGAACTGGCGCGGCTGGCGTGTGTTGATTTTGGCTTTGACCATTCGTTTGGCCTGGTCGGTATCCCAGGGGAATACGCCGCCGCGTTTGGTAATGCGGCCTTCGGCTTCAAGTCGTAGACGTGTTTCGCGTACCATTCGGCGTACTGGGTCGCTCAGGTCGGCGCGTGCGTTGCGCGGGTCCCATGCGCGGCCCCAACCAGATATCGGCGGTTTGTTGCCGATGCTATTCAATTCGGCGTTGGCGTCGCGTTTTATCGGGTCAACGATTTTTTGGTAGTCCCTGGTGATTTCGCGGCGTAGACGTTTGTCAACTTGGTTCAGTTCTTTTAGCGCTTCTTTCAGGCCCACCACTTCAACGGTCGCACTGAACGTCATGGCCGGCGCCTTGACTGTTTTTCGGCGACGTCCATCACGGTCGCCAGGTCGCGTGTGTCAAACTCGACGCCGTCCGGCCAAAATCCGGTTCGTAGCAGTAGTTCTGCTAACTGGCGGCGGTACCCGCCGCGTCCGTAGGGTTTGAATCTTCGCCGCCCAACACTTGTACGTCGTCCAGTTTCTGCAGCCAGGCGTCGAAATCGCCAACCTGCTGGCCGGTTTTCTTCAGGCTGGCCCACGCCATGTACGCCAGGTCTTCGATGGCAAAGCCTTGCGCCAGGTCGCCGGCGCGTTTCTTGTATTTGCGTTCCCACTCGACCAGCACAATCAGCGATGTTTCGCATCGTTGGGTTTTGCCGTCGTGCGTGACTTCCAGTTGCAGTTTCATAGCCTGCCCTTTCTATGCGTGACTGTATCAGCTGGTTGCTGCTGCGTAGGTGCCGCCGATGAACGTGCATTGCACCTCGGACAGCTCGCCCAGGTTGGCGTTGACGACGTCCAGCGATTCCAGGTAGGTGTTGGTCAGGCTGAACAGCGGGTTGGTTGCGCCAGTTGCCGATGACGTCGGTTGGCAGCTGACGAAACATTGTGTGCCGACCAGTGTGGACAGCGTGGCGTAGGTTTCGCTGGCGCCGTACGCCATCAAGAACGTGACGACCAATTGGTGGTTGCCCAGGCCGGCGGTGTAGACGCGGTCGGTTGAACCGAACGCGGTTGATTCGAGCGCCTCAATGGTGCGGGTCAGAACGGCCGATTTGCATTGGTCTTGCAGGTCGGTGCCAGGTGATGCCGCGCCGACTTTGACGACTGGGTTGGCAAGGTATGTCGTGGTTGCCATGTTGGGTTAGTCCTTCCGTTTCTTGACGTTAGTTCTAGCAGGTTTTGGTGCTTCGCTGGTGTCATCAACTGGTTCTACGAATCCTGCCGCAATCAGGTAGTCGCCGTTGTGGCCGACCAGGTCGGTTAGGAGTGTCCCGACCTGGTGGCCGGCGAACGGTCGTAGCACGATGAACGTCATGGTGCAACTTTAGTGCGTATGGTCAGGTCGTAACTGGCATATTCTTGACCGCCCAGCGACGTGACGGTCGGTCGGCCGTCAATGAGTCCGATTTCGGCGCTGCGTATCAGGTCGGCAAGTTGTAGCAATTTGTTCAATGCTTTGCGGTCGCCTGGGCCGATAGTCAGCACTTTGACGGTAAAGTCCATTTGAGTGACGACGTTGGTGTGCATCAGGAATGTTGGCGCGTCAACCAGGACGCAGGGCGGGTTGATGTTGCGCGGGTCGCTTGAATTGGTGACAGGCAGGCCGGTAATGAGTCCCAGCCTGGTGACTAGGGCGTCGAATCCTGCGTTGAATATGTCGGTCATGCGATTTGTGGCCTGTTGATTCCCAGCAGGCGCAACACTTCAATGAACGAACCGCCGACAGGGCCGGACACGGCCAGCGGGTCGTAGGCGGCGTAGTTTTCGGTGGCGCTGCCACGCAGACGGTACAGGTACCCGCAATAGATGATGGTTGCCAGGCGGACGTCGCCGCTGGGGACGGTCGTCAGGCTGTCAAAGTAGCCGGCTTCTTGTCGACGGCGCCACGCAAATTGGTTGCCTGCCGCGACCGCCAGGACAAGTAGGTCGTAGTCGCTTGATGGGTTTGTGACGGTAAAGCCCAGCCAGTCTTCAATTTCGCCTACCGTGACCCAGCTGCACGTCGGTGTGAACGTGACGGTGCCTGTGACCGGATAGCGCGTGATGTCGTCGTTGGTAAGTGCGAACGCAATTTGGTTTTGTACGCGGACGCCGTAGTCGTAGATGTAATCGCCTTCGTCGTCAATTCCCATGAACAGGAATTGCGGTATTGCGGTGACGACGACGTTGCCAGTGAATGGCGACCCCAGGCCGAAACCTGACAACGCAATCGTGTTGCCAACCTCAATGGGTGTGGTCGTGAGCGTCGCAATGACGCCGACGTTGTCGGTGACTTGCGCGTGTGTAGTTGTGTAGGTCGCCATCAGGCGGCCCCCATTCGACTAGTGGGTCACACCCAGTTCATGTATTGGAACTTGGTGGCGTCAATCATCAACGTGGCGAAGTAGCCCCTGAATGAGATTTGACGGCCCAACACTTCGGGCTTGTCGATGGCGATGACGCCGCGGTTGTTTTCGTAGATTTCGAATCCAGCGAATTGGCCGGCGGCGCAACCGACAATCATGCGGTTGGCGGTGAAGTTCTTGTCAACGACAAGGGTCAAGCCCAGCGGGTTGCCGTTCCAGTTGTTGGCGGCGATGCTGTTGGCGGCCGCGTTCATTGGTCCGACGGTCGGGAACAGTGGGCGGTCGCTGCCGTCAACGAGTCCACCGATTTTTGCCCAGGTTGCTGGGTCAACGAACAGGTGGGTTGGCAACACGTTGGTGTTGGCGGCAATTGATTTGGCTGCGCCGTACAGGTCGGCAAGCAGCGTGGTTGCGCTGCCTGACCATGTGCCGTAGTTGGTTGAGTTTGACAGCAGCTGGTCGGCCGCGTAGTTGTCGGTTGCGTCGGCGTACTGGCCGGCCAAGTCCTGCAACAGAATGTTGACGCTGTTCGGGTCGGTCCAGTCAATCGACTGTTCGGATACCAGGACGGTGCCGCCAAAGCTCAGGCGCGTGACCTGGTTGTCGGTGACAACCATCGTGGTCGATGACAAGCTTGCAAGTTCGCTGGCCTGTTGCGCGACGCTGGTGTGCGTCGTGATTTCAGGGCGAATGAACACTTTGCCACTGCCCAACGGCATTGCGCGCGCACCGATAGCGGTGACCACCGGACGCAAGTAATTGATATTGGTGTAGACCGTGCCGGTCACGGGAATGGGCAGCAAACCAGCCTGGTTGCTTGTGGTTTGGTCGCCGGCTGCGGCTTCAATCGGGTTGTGGTACGCCTGGTGTTCGGCAATCATGCGGTTGACGGCTGCGAACGTGTCGCCGCCTCGAACGTAGGCGCTAATCCATTCGGCTGCTGATGGCAGACGCGACGGCACTTTGCGTGCTTCGGCCCAGATTGGTGCCTTTGGTGCTTCGGCCGGTGCTTCGGGTGCGATGGCTTCGGTGTTCATGGGTGTTGACTCGCTTTCGTTTGATTTGACATTAGCAGCAGCGATGCTGTCAATGGTGGCATTCGGGAACGCTGGTTCGGCGACGATGGACAGTTCACGCCAGTTGGCTTTGCTGACGACCAGGACGCCGTCATCGTCGTATTCTGCGTCAATTGGGTCGACGCCGACGCTGACCGCGTCCAGTGCGCCGTCTTTGATGAGTTCAATGACGTCGTCGCCGGCTTTTGTGGCGCTGATGCGTGCGGTGTAACGCATACCGTTTTCGTCTTCCTGGCGTGCGGTGACGATGCCGACGATGCGGCTGGAATCGTGCGATTCCAGCAAGCGCGGTGCTTTACCGTCTACCGGCAGGCTGCCTGGCAGAAACTTGACACGTTCGCCGCCGCTGACCGTCGCCTCAACGTTGTACGGCACTGCGACGCCTGTGATAGTGCGAGGTGCGGCCGCCTTTTTTTCTTCGTCTTCTTCGTCCATGCCGTAACCGGCTTGCAGCTCGACTTTGTTCGTCGTCAAATAAATCATGTTCCCAGCGTAGGTCGCGGCGGCTGCCTGTTTGGTGGACGGTAGTTCCCCGCCTGGTTCAATTTCTTCGGCTTCGGACAACGCAACCATGTGGTTGATAGCGCCGTTCTTTAGCAGGTGGCAGTGGACTACGTCGCCGTCACCAGTGACAACGGCCCAACCATCGCAACTGGCGGCCGTGTCGGTAATGTAGTACGGCATTAGTCGGCAATGGGCGTGCCTGGTGTAACAGAACTGCCCGACCCTGAAGGCGCGGGCAGTGCGCCCCCAGGGCCAGATATGTCGTTGTCTTCAAGGTACGAATCAACGTCAAGTTTGATGTACCTACCGCGCGGCGTGATGCTGTTCAGCGACAACGTTTGTTCAATGCAATCAATGTACGGTTTGGCGCCGAACAGGTACAGGTCTTGTCGTGCCTGTTGCGCGTTCTGGTACGTCATTCCGCTACCGGTCGGTGCGCCCACAAGGTAAGGCGGAATGTTGGCGATGCGCGCAAGCTCAAGCGCCTGGTAGGTGCGTGCGCCAACCAGTTCCAGTTTGCTGGGGTCGATGTTTGATTCGCGCCACTCGACGTATTCGTTCAACGCTGCGACGCTTTGGGTCTGTCGTGCTTCGGACCATGCAGCTGCCAGGTCGGCCAATTCTTGTCCTGACATGGGTTCGCCACCGACTTGACGCAGATAGCCGGCCGGCACTTCCATTGTTGCGAATCGTTCGGCCGCCATGTCAAGTCGTGACGCCGTGTTGATTGCGCGTTGACCTGTGAATAACAGTCCTGGTATCGGCGACAAATATTGCACGACGTCGCGCGTGTCCAGTTGTATGCCCTGAAAATAAATCTGCGACGATGGTCCCCACCATTGCGGCCCCGCCTGGTCCCATGTGGTGACGTCGGCTGCCGGTATCCAGGTGAACGCGCTAGGGAATCCTGCGGCGTTGCGTTGCGTCACAACCCAGAATGCGCGACCGTAAAAAATCAGGTCGTCGGCGGTGAACGACATGATGAAATTGCGCGTCACGTTTGGGTCGGGGTTTTGAAACCAGGTGTCTGGTGGCAGGTCGACGTATTCGTAGTCGTCGCCGTTCCATACGCGACCGTATTGTTCAATTTCAAGGCAGCCAATCATTCCGCAAATCAGGTCGCGTGCGCGGCTGATGGTCGGGTTGCGTAACGCAATCGTGCGGTCAGTGCCGGTGGTGTAGTTAATGAAGTTGCCGACAAGCGGGTTGCCGGCCGCACCAGCAGCGGCCTTGACTTCGGGCGTCGTCTTGCGTGCAAACAGTGCCATGCCGTCAATGTTAGGCGACGCGCTGCTGTCGCGCGATGCCAACTGTCGGTCGTTTGACGTTCGGTGCTGGGCGTGCGCCGATACCGGCAGCCCACACAAGGCAGCGCGCCAGCTCGATAGGTCCTGGCGATTTCGTTGACGATAGTGCGATGGCGCCTGTTGTGCGTACCGCGACGGCGCGGCCGACGTGTTCGGCCAGCATTGTTTCGCCTGTGTGCCATAGGCGGCGTTCTTGCAGCATTTGTTTGACGACGGCGGTGTACCGGCATATTTCTTGGTAGCCGACGATGATGCGGCGCCGCTGCAGGTGTGTCGGGCAGCCGACGTCAAGCGTCGGTGTAATGGCCAGGACGACCGATGGGTTGGCCGCGATTTGTTGTTCTACTGCCTGCCAGCAGGCGTTGACATTGTCAACCATGAACGCAACGGTGACGGTCAATTGGCCTTCGGCGTTTGTGTTGCACCTGACGCCGACGTAGCGGCCGTCGTCCATGCTGACTTCGACCGCTAGTACGCCGCCTGGTAGCGGCGGCGATTTTGCGCGCAGCTCTTGAAACAGGCCAGGCATTAGCCAGCCCTGGTCGGTTTGGGTCCACAAATTGACGCTCGACCGCAAGAACGCTGAACGGTTCGGTGCGTGCGATTCGGCTTCAAGTGCGTCCATGCGTATGGTGTGACCCAACGCAGGGTTGGCGTACGCCCACGCTTCGGGTGTCAGCGGGTCTAGTTCTGGTGGCGGCGACCATTCCGCCAGGTAGATACCGACCTGTTCGCCGGTGTCAATGCCGCGTAGCGCGGCCTCACGCCAACGCAACATTGCGACCGATTCTTCGGTCCCTGCCGTTGAATAGAACATTGCCAGCGGGTTGTCGACCGCGCGTTGGGTCGGCATAAAACCGATGTCGAGCGTGTCGGCGTCTACGCCCCAAAGTTCGTCGCCAATTAGCACGTCGACGCCTGATATCCCGTGTGGTGCGGCCGGTCGTGCCGCCTTTACCAGCCAACGTGCGTTGCCCAGTTTGACTTCGGTGCGGCCATACGACCAGGTCGGTGTTGCGTTGAACTTGCGTTCCAGCACAGGCGCCAAATCCTGAAACATCGCAACCGCCTGGTCAAGCCTGTGCGCGAACGTCACAACCTTGAACGGACGTTTGACCTGTTTTGCGTAATCGGACAACAGCCAGCCAATCGTTGCAGCAATGCACACAGACTTGCCCTGTTGACGCGCCGTACTAATCAACGACGTGCGGTTGCAATACCGGCCATCAGCGCGATACGCCAGCTGTTGCGTCAAAACATGACGCTGCCAGGGCATCAACTCAACTTCAAGATGTTCGCGCGCCCACTCAATCACAGCCGGCCCATGCGACCCGACCGAATCACGGACAATCGTTTCAAGTCGCGGCAAGTCATGACGGTTGTGTGCGGAATCCTTCGTCTTCTTG